CGCCTTACGAATGGGCAGCGTCTCGAAAGAGGAAATGCCCAACTTCATCCAGACCGTACTTGACCTGGCAGCGGCTACCGGGCAGGACGCGGTGACTGCGGCGCGCAATCTGGGCATAGCTTTCGAAGACCCCGTCAGTGCCCTGACACGGTTTCGCAAGTCCGGCATTTTATTCACCGAAACCCAGGAAGAGCAAATCAAGGCAATGGTAGAAGCCGGCGATGCCGCCGGCGCCCAGGCTCTGCTCATGGATGTATTGGGGAAAGCCACGGGTGGTCAGGCGCTGGCCCAATCGCAAACTCTTTCCGGCCAGATAGCGATTATGAAAGGCAGATTCGGGGAGGCTGTTGAGGTGATTGGCACGGCCTTCCTGCCGATACTCACGACTCTATTCGATAACGTAGTTGCGCCGGCTATACCGCTGATCGAGAAGGTAGTTGCAGGCGTGGCCGCCTGGATCAGCAATTTCACTGCAGCGGGCGATCCGATTGCCGGGGTGAAGGGCCTGCTGGAAGGATTGCTGCCGACTTTTGCGCCCCTGATCGAAGCCGTCCAGAATATCGGCGCAGCATTCCAGGAACACTTCCCGGCAATGCAGGCAGCCGCCACAGAGATGATTACTTTCGTCGGGGGCCTGATTGCTGAATTTGCCCCGACGATTGTCGCCAATATCAGCAGTGCGCTGAATAGCATTGCCGCCTTCTGGAGCGCACATGGTGATGAAGTGATTCGCATTGTCACCTTCCTGTTCAAGCTGGTCGTGACCACCGTGGGCGGTGCAATCACTCTGGTGAGCGGAATCATCTCTGCCGGCCTGACCCTGATTACCGCGCAATGGGATTTCTGGTCAGCGATTTTTCAGGGCGACTGGTCCACGGTCTGGAATCTTGTGAAGACTACCGCCAGCACAATCTGGGCCACGATCAAATCCACTTTTGCCAGTTTCATGGAAGGTGTGCTCTCCATCGTCGGAACCAATCTGGCTGCATTCATTGCCACATGGAGCGGTAACTGGAACCTTGTGAAGATTATCGTAACGACCGTCTGGAATAATATTGCCGGGACGATCCGGGGGGCTGTAAACGGCATTATCGGCGCCATTTCATCTATTTTCGGCTGGATCGATTCTCTGGTGGCAAAGTGGAACAGCATTCAGCTCCCCGACTGGCTCACGCCCGGCTCCGCGACGCCGCTTGAGCTCGGCCTGCGGGGCATCTCCAACGCCATGCGGGAACTGGGCAGCCTTGCGCCGGTCCTGAATTTCGCGCCTGCCGGTGGAAGCCGCTCCATGACATTCAATAACACCTTCCAGTTTGCGGGCGCCCCCGCCAGCTCCGACGGCCTGGGGGAGGCCGTGAGCCGCCGCCTGGGGCGCATGGCCGACGCGCGGCTGAGGACGTTCTAGATGGCATCGAATACCTTTTTGCGAATTACAGACGGCGCAACCACAATCACATTCGCGGATGGGGCAGGTGGAGATACGGACTATCGCGTCGAAGAGGACGGCTGGGCGCCAGCCATGGGCGGTCTGCGAGGCTCAGAGCTGAGTGGGCGCGGGCCGTACGGAGAGGTAGTGGAGGAGTTTACCTGCCTCGTCAAGGGAGTGAGCGCGGCGGCATGTATGGCAAATATTCGCAATCTGACGAACTTGCTGGAGCGTGCCGATCGCTGGGTGCGTGACGAGACTCCTGCCGCAGTTGAGATCCGGTATTCCCCGAAGGGGGCGACAGACAGCAGCGATACCAGTCCTCTGCGTGCCGTTATTCTGGGCAAGGTGCCGGGGGACTCAATTGCTGTCACGCTGCCGCCCGACTTTGAGCTGATGGCCGGGACTAACTTCAAGGTGCCGGGTATCCGCGTGCGTTTTCATCGTCAGGGGGATTGGAAGCAGCATGTGGAGGTGACTGCCAGTAGCACAGCGACGAATAACGGTTCTATTGCCACTATGACACCTGGAGCCATAAATGTCCCTTCGGCCACTCGCTTCGATATAACCAATTTCGTGACAGTGGAAGACACGGCCAATAATGCCGGCGCTTTCGTGGCCGTGGTAGACAAGGTGAACGGCATCGTTATTGTAGAAGCGACCGATGTAGCCGGTAGCCACACGGATTTTTCAGACTTCAATGACGGTAATCAACAGACCGGGGCGTCCGTTTTACGTTTCACACCATCCACTACAACGGAAGTCGAGACTGGCGTGATTACCGTGGGGGCGATTGCCAGCGGCACGAGACGTGCGGCAGTCTTTGCCGTGGTCAGGAACAATTCCAGCACGACGACGTTCCAATTGCGGCTCCGGTTCAACTCAGAAGTCGTGGGGCGGACACCGCAGATCACGATCCTGCCCTTTGTGACTGCCGCTGCCCCGTACTGGCGCTTTCTGGGAATCATCCCTGTCAGCGCGGTAATGGATCGGATGGTGATACAGGCGAAAGCTTCCGCTGCCAGCGGCACGATGGATATAGATCGGGTCGTGATTGTTGACGTGACCGACATGACTTCCAACATCCTGGCGCTCCCGGCCATGTCCGGGGGTGGTCCCAATACCGGGACACTCACAATTGATCATCGCCTGCTTACCCGCATTTCTCCAATTGTCCAGCATGTCACTGCCACAACGATTGTTCAGCCGTGGCAGGGTTCGCCGTTTTTCCATACAGACGGCGCGACTGTGTACGGAATCCTGATGGCTACAAACCGAATTGCAAACAACAAGTGGCGCCAGGAGAGCGCAGTACCGGCGCTTCTACAGAACACCTGGACCTTGAACCGGCGCCTCGCCTATTTCATTCCTGAGTAAGAAGTCGGCAGTCGTCAGACTTCAGTCGGCAGCCAGACTGAAGACTGAAGACTGAAGACTGAAGACTGAAATGACTGGCCTGACCCTGACCCTGCACAACAGTCCGACAGACCGGAGCCTGCTTCTGTCGGAAATGCCCCCGGCCCGGGATCTGTCCTTCTCGACAAACGAACACGGCTTCAAGGCGCTCACTGCCTTCCTGCCGGGCCGTCTCGTGAATAACTTTTTTCTCTATGACCGCCCCGGACTGCCTCACGTCCACGTCGGCCGCAACGGGGCCACGGCCTGGGAGGGCCGCCTGGAAGACGTGACGATCCTGCCCGGCGGCGTGCGGCTGGGCGCGTTCGGCTACTGGCGTGCGTTCTATGACGCACCCTACACGGCACTGTGGAGCAAAACCGGCATCGCTGGTTTTCAACAGGTCGGCGAGAATCAAGTCTCCAGCCGCACGCCGGCGAAATACAGCTTCGACCAGAATAACCGCCTCTATATCAGTCTGCGGAAAAACGAAATCTACGGCACCGGCGTGGATATAGGTTCGTTCTGGTATGCCGTGCCGCATAGCGGCGAGCGCACATTGACGAATGTGTCGTTTGACTTCAGCGTCACGCTGCCAACCGACTGGAACTTCAGGACCGTGACGGGCGATGAAGGTTTCAGCGGCCTGACGATAGAAGATACTATCGTTGGCAACGGGGCCTCGCAGACCGGAAGCAGGAATCTCACGCTGGCTGCTAACAAAGAACTCTTGCTGTTTGAGATCATCAATAATACCGGAGCCAATTACACCGTAACGGCGGAAACAGACGACTGGTTTGCGCGGGTTACAAACCTGCGCATCAAAACCACGACCAGCGCCAGCGTGTTCGCCGATGAGATTGCCAGAGCCCTCATTACCTATGTGAATGGGGTCAACTTCAGCCAGATCCAGACTGTTGGAGGCCTGGTGCAATCACCCGCGCTGGACTTACGCGACGAGCTCTATGAAGACGATCTGCCAGCCGATATTCTGACTTACCTGACCGCGCTGGGCGATGACCAGACGCCGCCGCGCCAGTGGGAAGCCGGCGTGTGGGAAGACCGTATTCTGCACTTCCGCCCGAAAGGCGATGCTGCCCGGACCCGGACCTGGCATGTGGACATCACCGACCTGGAACTGGAACGTTCCCTGGAGTTTTTGCGGAACAATGTCTATGCCACGTATCAGGATGTAGATGGACGCACACTCAGAACGCTGATTAACGGCAGTCAACCGAGCGTAGACCGCTATGGCGTGACCCGCCGGGCAGCCGTGGACGTGCGGACTACCAGTCTCACCCAGGCGAACGTCCACCGGGACGCCTACCTGGAAGACCGCCGTGAGCCGAAGGCCAGGGCGAGCATACGATTTGACCGGCTCTATGATGCGGATGGCACAGCCTGGCCCAACTGGATGGCGCGGGCCGGGGATACCTTCACAATCCGCAACCTGTCGCCGGCGCTCTCGGCCACGATTGACCGGATACGCAGTTTCCGTTCCAGCCATACGGGGTACGATGCTGACCGGGATGTGCTGGACGTGACGCCGGAGGAGCCGCTGGCATCGCTGGAAAGCCTGATCGCCAGACAGGCAGCCGGAATACCGCTGACC